CCCCCACCCTACCCCGGGCTGCTGGAATCCGCCTTGAGGCCTACGCGCTCGCCTATTCGGTTATGGCATGAACGGCACAGGGCTCGCAGGTTATCCCAGTCAAGCCCAAGCTCCGGGTGAGTCTTGTATGGCTTGACGTGGTCGGTGATGTCGCTTGCTGCGGCATTGCAGCACTCACACACAGGGTGATGCCTTCGGTAGTAGGCGCTCAGCTTCTTCCAGCGCTCGGTCTTGTAGAAGCTGTCGGACTCATCCCGCCGCTGGTTGTAATCGCGATGGACTTCCTTGCGGACTTCAGCCTTGCGTTCGCTCGCCTCTACCTTGTGGAGCTGGCAGCGATGCGAGCCAGTCACCGAGGGCTTCTTGCATCCTGGCTCCATGCATAGGCGAGACGGCCGAACAGGCATCGCTATCTACTCTCGTGCTGCCTAGGTTGCGCCCAGTCAATTGTTGACAGCCAGCTTTGCAGCTACTGTTCTCCTCCCGCCACAACCAATGAGGACCATTCGCTATGTCCGAAACACTGAACAACTCAGCCCTCTCGGCGCGCCCCGAAGCCGGCACGGCGCCCGGGTCGAAACGAGCTCATGCAGTAGCTGCGGCAATGGAGCTCATTGCAGCAAGAGTCTCGGCAGGCGATGTGCACCTGGAGAACGAGATGCAGAACCTGTCGAAGTACGCAGACCAGATCCAAGAAGCGCTCGTAGTTCGCTAGCCTACCTGTGCCGCCTTGTGCGGCACTTCCACTCTCGCCTTACCACCTTCCACGCCTCCATCCCCACCATCAGGCATACGCATGCTGTGAGGTAGAGGATGATCAGGATGGCGAGGGGGCGTTTCACTGTGCCGCCTTGAAGCGAATCACTGTGCCGCGCCGAATCCACTGACTGACCTTTTGCCAATCCGGGTCAAGTCCAGTGATGCGAGAGGCTGCAACCACTCCGGCGAGATACAGGCGCAGCCACCAGCGAATCTTGACGACGGCCACTAGCTGGACGTTTGCCATACAACCTCCACGCGACCATGCAGGCGCTCAGTAATGAGGCGCTCATCGCGGCTATGGATCTTCAAGGGCTGGCGATAGCGATCAACGATTCCGCGCTTCTGGTCGGCGAAGACAGCCATCCTCACCTCTTCCCCATCGAGGAAGACCTTGCGGACACCGCGGCCGTCATCGAACCTGTGTATCCATGGAGGCTGCTGCTTCATTGCTGCTCTCCAGTCACCTTCGGCTGCGACACCACCCGGGCGACAGCCATTGCCACGCCGAGGATCATGTTCACGCTGGCCCATGCGACGGGGTTGATGTGGCCTTCGAACGCTACCCATGCACCGGCTGCTGCGTTGAGCACTGCGGTGATGATGGCGAGCTGCACACTGGTGAGACGCCAGCACTTGCGCCATTCGGGGATCAGGTTCATGACGTGACCGCTCGCAACAGGTGAGGCCCAACGATCTGCACCACGGAAATGATTGCGCCGGCAGCACCGAGGCCGTACATGACCTTCTTACCCATCTCCCGAACGTTCACGTCCAGGGATTTGAGGAGTTCGGATTGGGTCTGCGCGATCAGCTCCAGGCGGCCTACCCGCATTGGCAGGTCCTCGTGGTGACGATCGAAGCGATCAAGCCTGTGCTTGACCAGGTGCATGTCTTGCTCCAGAGCACCGACCCTTTCGGGCACGGAGCGTCCGGCCTCGTGATGGCTGTCGGTCATAGTGGAGTCTCGTTGGTGATTGGTCCGGCCTCACATGCGCGTGCGATCCGCTCGGGGCAAGGAGGCAGGCATGGGGCCGGAAGAGGGTTGGGCGCATGGTGGCGAGCCATTCAAACGGCCTTTAGCGCCCGAAACTGGTATTTGATTGCCGACTGAAGCACGGATTGGCTTTCGAATCGGCATAAAAAAACCGACTCAGAGGTCGGCAGGAACAAAAAAGCCCGACTCAATGGCCGGGCTCTTCTGAAGCGGTAAAACCGCAATCTGTGGGAATACTCACATACAACTGGCGCCACGTCTAGTCTTTTTACATGTAAATTTAGGCGGCCTCGGCATAACTGCAGAGCATCGCGTCTACCCAGACAATCCCAGCAGTCAGGTACATCTCTGCTTTGTTGTGGTGAACGCCCATCGCTCGGCCCAATTGGCGATAACTGGTCATGCTGTGGCGATACCAGAGGAACAGCGCATAGGCTGCCTCTTGGTATCGAGCAGCCATCCGGCACACCAGGCGGTCAATCATCATGGCCGTCTCTTCCTGGATCTGAGGAATCTCCCCGCCAGTGTCACCCATCTTGTCGCGCATCAGGGCATAGGACGGAGAGACGTAGCGCGGCACTCCCGTCTGGCAGCGCACCCAGATGCCCCATTGACTCAGCAGGTACTCAGTGCTTAGGTCTTTCATGCCGCTCTCCCCAGATAGTCCTGAATGGTCTTGCGGGCCTCATCAGCCCCTTTACAAACTGCGGCCATGAAGCCTTGCTGGTTCAGCCAGTGCAGCCAGTCGTTCTGCTCAGCCGATACGTTGCCGCCCTTGATGCGCTTGAGTTCAATGAACAGGCCGAAGTAGCCGCCAGATGGTTTGAGAAGCATCATGTCGGGGAAGCCCTTGCGGACGCCCTCCGCCTTGAGCTTTGCCGCTACCGCAGGGTGGCGCTGGCCTCCATTCGGAACGGCCGCCAGGCGCCCGCGCAGGTCCGGGTACTGCATGTCGAACCACTTCACTATGCTCTTCTGCTCTTCGTGCTCAGTCGGGACGGCTGGCTTACTCATCTACCGGCCCTCGCCTTCAGCCACTCGGCAACCGCAGGTCGCACAGTCTCGGGAACACGATCCATCAGTTCGCGCCCCATCGCCTGCCGTTCCGGCCCGGTCATGCCCTTGAGCTTGTGCAGGATCAGATAGCCGTGCTTCTGTGCCTCGACCTTCATCCGCTCCGCTGGCGGGCAGCAGGCCAGATTGAATGAGCCATTCCCGGCCGAGGCCGTCGTAGTGCTCGCCGTCATCGCCTAGCCTCGCCTGTACGTCGATTCGAGAGACCTTCATGCCTGTTCCGCCTTCTCGGCATCCGTGCGGTAATTCAGGGTGTTCTGCTGGCCGAAGTCGTCTTTCTCCAGCCCTTCCAGCTCGATCAGCAGGTCGATGTAATGGCGAGCCTTCAACAGATCCTCCAGCCCGTTCTTGTCCCGCCAGCGAGACACATACTTCACAATGTTCGCTTCGCAGTACCCGAGGCCGTTGGCGTGGATGTACTGGACGGGCTGGATAGCCATCTGCTTGTAGTGGGTGCCGCCTGGCTGTTTGTTGAGTGCGCTCACTGGTCATGCTCCTTGCGGTCGATTCGGTTACTACCAATCAGGGGTTTCTGGCCGGGCGACAGATGCCAGCCCGTCATTAGCTGGCAGCGGCCATTCGTGCATTGCCGGGCATTCAGGCTGCGCAGGTCGGCCATCGGCTCACCGCAGTCAGGGCAGGCGCGGCCTAGCGGGGTGTCGGTCATGCGGCAGCGCTCCCATCGATCAGCTGTTGCACCAACTGCAACAACTTCTCCTCGGTGCCGAAGCGCTCGATGAAGGCCAGCTTCGAGAGATGAATGCTCGGCACGGCCGGGTGCGCAGTGCCACGGTGGTGCGCTGGGCAAAGCCCGATGGCACGGAAGTGACTGGAGCGCTGCCCCATGCCTACCCCGGCACGGATGTGATGGACCTCGCATGGCGTCCCCGGCGTTCCAGACAGATAGCAAGCGATACACCCGAGATCGGCTAGGCGCTGAAGATGCTGTTTTTCAGCCTTAGTCATGCCGACTTCCTCCAGCTTGTTCCGCGCCGGATGCGAGAGATCTGCGTTGTGCCGACCCCGAGCATCTTGCTCAAAGCAACGCCAGTCATGTCGCTTTCGCGGATCAGGCGAACCTGCTCTTCCGATAGTTTCGCCATGACGTGCTCGCTGCGGCTCTTGTAGTTACCATGAGCCATGCGGTCCGCCATGTTTTCTTCGTGCGTCCCCCATGCAAGGTTGCTCGGCACGTTGTTTTTGGGGTTTCCGTCTAGGTGGCGGCAAATCTCTCCCGGCATTGGCTCCCGAACAAAAGCCGCAAGAACCATTCGGTGTATGCCGACGCTGAACTTTTGCCGATCAACCCCGATTCGCACATGGTCATAGCCCTTTCTGTCCTGAGGCTTCAGCATCTTCTCCTGGTAGACTTGAGTCATGACGCAGCCGGACCTGTGGCGCTTTGTTACGACCCGCTCCTTGCTGCGCACTCGCCCAAATGACGATGCTTCATAGTTGCCGCAATAGCCCGGAACTAGGCGCCACTCCTCTACACAGCCCAGGGCTGCAACGCGGGACAGGTGGGTGCTTTCGGCCTTGGTCATGCGCCGTACCCCTTCCGCTCTGCCCGCTGGTTGGCCTGCTCCGTGCGATACAGCTCGATTCGCAGCTGAGCCACACCGATCTGTGTCTTCAGGTACTCCTCGCGCTCTACGGCCACCTTGAGGCCGTCCAACAGCCCTAGGTAATCAGGGTGCGCGTAGGCGAATGCCTCACGCTCGGCGATGGTCTTGATTCCTTCTCGCTCGGCCTCCTGCATGAGGATGGCTTTCTTGCTCTTGCGGAACTGTTCCAGGTACACCCGGTTAGCCTTGGCCTCGGCGTGGTCCTGCGCGCGGTCGCGGATAAAGGTCAGCGGGCGCTCGATCTGCTCATCCATTACGCGGCCTCCCACAGATGCAGCTGCCGGCGCAGGTGCGGAGCGTTGGCCTTGAACACGGCCTGAGCAAAGCCCTTCGGCGTGGCGCTGCGGAAGTTGGCGCGCTCGGGGCCTGGCGCTGCGTAGTGAATCCTGGAATCAGGCTCGCCCAAGGAAAGATCACGATCTTCGTCTGGCATGACGAATCCACCGCCAGCCCAAAGACAGGTCAGCTTCACGTAGTTGTCATCCGCGCAAAGCTTGGTGAACTGGTACGGGTGGAAGGTGTGGCCAGGCGCTCCAAAAATCGTGCTGAAGACGCTCCGCGGATTCTCGAAGAACCAGGGCGCCCCGCTGATCTGACCAATCATTCGGCACTGCTCAGCAACGAGAGCGGCTTTCGCCTGGAAGTGCTTGTCTTCTGCTGCCTTGGCAGCAAACCAGCGAGCGCCGGAGATCGCTACGTCGGTGCAAGGCGGGAATCCGGCCACGAACACTACGCGGCGACCGCGGATGATCTCGCCAAGGCGGCAGGCGGCCTCAAGCACAGTGCAGGGCAGGCGCTCGATACGGCCGTCGTTGCTGTACTTGCCGTGCTGCGGATCGACCAACACAGCGTCATAGCCGGCCTCGACCCATGGGGCAACCATCGCGCCTGTCAGGTCGCAAAGGGAGATGATTACGCCATTCATGCCCGGCGCTCCCGAATCGAGGCGCACTCAACGCAGCACACCGCCCACGGCGCAGCACGACGGCGCGCCTCGGGAATCTCGATGCCGCACTCCTCGCATTCCTCAGCGCCCTTCCCCTGCAGCCTGGCCTGTACCAGCGCCACGCCACCGATGCGGTCTGCTTCCTCTAGGCCAGAGGCGCGGTCTGTTACATCGGGGGCTGTGCGGGCCTGGTTGAAGGCTTCGGTGATTTCCATGTAGTCGGTCATGCGGCGTCCTCCGCAAAGAGGTCGCCAGCAACCGGCGCGGCTGCTTCCTGAACAACGAACATATCGGTTATGCGCTGGGCCTCCTCGATGCGCTTGCATGCGATCTCGAAGTAGCGCGGGTCACGCTCAATGCCAATGAACTGGCGTCCCATCTGGACGGCGGCAACGCCTGTCGTCCCGGAACCCATGTAGGGGTCGAGGATGGACTGGGCCTTCGGGCATAGGTCGATCACCCACGACATCACTCCGAGCGGCTTCTGGGTCGGGTGGAAGCGCTCTTCGTTGCCCTGGCGGATCATGCCGTTCCAGCGCCACTGGATGCGTCGGACAGCTTTGGGCCAGTTAGTCCAGGCCATTTCACAGTCGGCGAAGTCGCCAGTATTCAGCTTGTCCCAAATCAGCCAGCACGAAGTCGGCGGAAGCTCGAAGTAGTTGCCTCCAAAGATCGCCTGATAGGTCGAAATATTGCGACACGCCCTCAGCACTTCTGGTGCCGCAGGAGATGTATCCCAATCAAAATGGCCATAGTCTTTTGGCTTTGCCTTTTGTTCACGGCTCGCCACCTTTGCGCTGTTCTCGTTGATCCCATAAGGCGGGTCAGTAATCACGGCGTCGACCTTGCCCAGCGTCGGGAGGACATCCATGCAGTCGGCGAGATACAGGGTCGCCAGTCCGATTTGCTCGATTCTCATTTTCTCGCTCCTACGCCGCGCTGGGTGCTTTCGTCAGCACAGACGACGCGATGGTCATTGCCGCGGGATAGGCCTATGCCGGTCGCGGTGGTTTTTCGTATCTGGTAGCCCTGGCGCTGCAGGAGCTGGATGGCGTGCTGCTGGAGAGCGGTCATGCGAAATCACCCGATGCACTGCGGCTGCGGAATCGGCCCATCTCAACTTCTTCCTGGCTGATCTCGCGCGCACCCGCGAAGCTCACGAACCGCGCGAACTGGCCTTGCTGCTGAAGGAGGCACGAGCCAACCTGCGCATGACGGCACTTTGTCATCAGGATTTCGGTGACGCCGTTCTGGCCTTCCTCGGTGTCCATGTCGCGGTGAACCATGAGGATGCAGTGGGCGTCGGCCTCGATTTCGCCGGAGTCGCGCAGGTCAGCCGAGACAGGCTTCTTGCCTACGCGTTTGGTCGAATCGCGGTTGAGCTGGGAAAGCAGGATTACGGGAATCCCAAGCTCTTTGGATAGGTTCAACATCGCTTTGCTGATCTTGCCGACCTCTTCAGATCGGCTGCGGCCTTTCGCGTCAGCCGGGATCAGGCCGAGGTAATCGACCATCACGATGTCAAGGCCATGGTTGCGCTGAACCTGACGGGCTATCGACCGAATGCGCGCAGGGGTCATTCCAGTGCGGTCGCAGACGTAAAGCGGCTTGTCGACACACTTGGCTACTGCGGCGGTCATGCCCTGCCAATCGCCGTCCTGCATGTCTACGCCCGAGTCGAGCCGGCCGATATCAACCGACCCGAGAGATGCAATGACGCGCTGGCCAAGCTCTTCCTCTGGCATTTCCAGACTGAAGACCAGGCCCACGCCCGCGCCGCTCATTGCGATGTTCTGCACGATCTGCAGGCCAAGCGTCGTCTTGCCGCTGCCAGGCAGGCCGGCAATCACGGTGACAGTACGGGGACGTAGGTGTCGGGTCAGCTTGTCGAGGTCAGGCAATCCGGTGGAAAGCCCCACGACGCGCTTACCGTTGTGCTTCTCGTCGATCGTGTCGACGTTCTTGCGCACGATTTCGTCGATGCGCTTGTAGTCTGGCTCTCCGTCTTCCAAGTCGCGCAGGTCGGCCATCGCCTGCTGCGCGCTCGCGATAATGTCTGCAAGCGGCTTTTCCTCGGTCGCCATCTCTGTCACGGCATTGGCGGCGTCCACCAGCCGGCGCAGAACGGCACGCTCGCGCACGGCTTTGGCATACGCTTCCCAGTTCGCCGTACTGTAGGTGGCCTTTGCGATCTCTCCGGCATAGGCGATAGTCGAGTCGCCAGAAGGCAGCTCAGGGCGGAAGATCCCGACCGTCACAGGGTCGATAGGCTCGCCAGCGGCGTGGCAGTCGAGAATGGCCTGATACAGCGCGGCGTTTTCGATGTCGTAGAAGTCAGCCGCCACGACCTTGCCGCTGATCGCGTCAAACAGGCTCGGGTCAAGCATCATCGCGCCAAGCACGCCCCATTCGGCTTCGACGCTGTACAGTTCGCGGCTCATACCTCACCCCCGCGCGCCGAGTCCCAATCAAAGATCACTGCTAGGCCTCCGTTTTCGCGCAGCCGGTCAAGCGCGCGATCGCCGATGTATGCAGCCAGCTCAGCGCTTGGCAGGTTCGAAGTCACGATGGTGGGAAACATGTTCCGGTAGCGGGCGTCGATGATCGTGTGCAGCGCCTGGCGCTCGAACTCGGTTCCGCCCTGGGCGCCGATCTCGTCGATCAGCAGCAAATCAACACTTGCCAGCTCTTCGAAAATCGCCTGCTCAGTCACCGCAGAGTCGCGCCCAAAACTGGACTTGATTGCGGCGATGATGTCGGCGGCCGGCACATAGAGCGCCGTCGCGCCGTACTGGCGAACCACGGCCTTGAGCACGGCGCAGCCAAGATGGGTCTTGCCGTTGCCGAAGTTCCCCAGCAGCAGCAAGCAGCGGCCTGCGTCGTAGTTCTCTTGGAACTGATCGACATAGGCTCGGCACTCATCGAGAGCGGCCTTCTGTCCAGCCAGCGGCGTGCGGTAGTTATCCAGCGAGCACTGACGGAAACGTGCGGCGATGCCAGTTGCAAACAGAGCAGCGTTGACCGCCTCCCACTGCTTCGACTCGACGGCAGCGGCACGTGCAGCTTCGTCCGTCCCGTGGATGGCATCGAACCGGCAGCGCGGGCATCCGGTGACGCGGTGCTTGTCGTCAAATGATTCGATCAAGGTCCGCTGGTACTCGCCGTGCAGTTCGCACTGCTCCGGGCGAGATTTGATCCGCGGCGAGGCGCCGAAGTTAGAAGTTCGCACGACGAACCCCCAGGCGCTTGTTCTCTTCGGTCTTGGCGCGGATCTCTGCGGCGTTTACGGGCGGCAGGTTGGTGAATCGCGACATCTGGATCGGGCGGACATTGGCGGTCACCTTCTCAGGGAACAATCCGGTCCAGCCATTGGTGATCGAGAGCAGGATCACGGCGTCAGGGCTCGCGTGACCTTCCAGTCCCTTCGCCTGACGCTTGCAACTCGTTTCGGTCAGCGGCTTACGGATTTCCTTGCGGTGAGCAACCCAGTCAGCCCAAACCTCAGCAGACACGTTGGCAGGCTTTGCAGCCAGCGCATCGAACTTCTTGCCCTTCGCCGGCGCGTCAGCGCCCTGCTCTTTCGGATCATTGATGGTTAAAGGATGGTTAAAGGACGGATTGGGTGCAGGAGCTGCACCCCGTTCTGTCGTGAGCTGCACCCCGTTCGTGCATGAGCTGCACCCCGTTGTGTCGTCAGATTCACCCCGTTCAGAACCGGGTGCATCTGCTGCACCCCGATCCATGCACAGGTCATATACCACTGGACGGCGGTCGTGGCGGTCAATGTAGGCCGCAGCGATCGCCTGATTGCCAAGGGTGATTACCTCAGCCTCACGCAGAGACTCCAGCGCCGTGCGGATCGTGCGAACGGACAGGCCGGTGTCTTCGCTCAGGCTGCTTGCGGAAGGGAATGCGGCCTTACCGTTCTTGTCGGCATAGTTCGCCAGGCACAGAAGAACGTGGCGGGCCGTTGGCGAGGTAACGATGCGCTGCTCAAGCGCCCAGGTCATGGCTTGAACACTCATCTCAAATCTCCAGCTCGTCAGTGACGCGCTTGATGAACTCGTCGTAGCTCTCGGCCATCTGAATGCCCAGCTCTTCCAGGGCGCCGCGATAAGCCTTGGCCGATCCGTAGAGAACCCAGCGCTCACGCTCCGGCAGATGCTTGAATCCGGTGTAGGAAGGCCACGGGCCAGCGATAACGGCGCTTACGCGCGGCTGGTCGATGGTGTTGCGGTGAAAGTCGTGTTGGCGCATAATTCACTCCAGTTCTGTTGTACCGCTGTTGAAGAAGCCACCCTTGCCCGGTGGCTTTTTTGTTTCCGCTTTCCGGGTACTGGATAAACCAACACCCTCCCCGCTTCGCTTACCTGTCCGATCCGCTGGCCCTAAGATGGGAACCATGGAAACCACTGACAGGGATGTCTCTTATGCAACCGCCGCTGAACTACCCGGCTCGTCTTCACGCTTGGCGATCAACTTCCGGCGAGACTCTTTCTCAAGAACGCACTGCATCGGGTAGGAAAAACCTCCTGCTGCACGGCACTGGGAAACTCGGCCGCTGCTGACACCAAGCGCATCTCCAATGGCTCGACCCGAGCCAAAGAACGCCAATGCTTCGTCGAATGTCATTTCAGCTCTCCGCTATTTGTGCGGTCAGTTTAGACATCTTAACACGCAAAGGCAAGGAATCTAAACTCAATAAGGCTTTAGAATCCTAAACATGGAATTCAAAGACCGACTGACCCAGCGTCTGAAGGAAACCGGCTTGACTCAAAGCGAGCTGGCCAAGCGGATCGGCGTCTCGAAAACGACGATCACTTTCTGGAAGACCGGCGTGAACAAACTGAGCGGCGAGAATCTGATGGCTCTCGCTAAGGCGCTCCGCTGCTCTGCTCGCTGGCTCGCTACAGGCGAGGGCTCCCCTGTTCCCGAAAGCCTGAGCCTGGACAAGCCGTGGTTGGACATGGACGACGCCAGCAACGTCGAGCAAGGCCCGCCTATCGTCAGCCCCTACCGCGCTATCCCTATCGTCGGTACCGCGCAGATGGGCGCAGAGGGCTATTGGTATGCCCTGGAAGAGGCTGACGGCACTGTAGACGCCTACTCGCGCGACGCCAGCGCCTATGCGCTACGCCTCAAGGGTGACTCGATGGAGCCGGCAATCCATAGCGGCTGGGTCGCAGTGATCGAGCCGGATCGGGACTACTTCCCAGGCGAGTACGTCATGGTTCGCACCACGGAAGGCGAGAGCATGTTGAAGCGGCTGCTCTACTGCAACGAGGCGGAAGTCAGCCTGCTTTCAGTGAACGGCCATGCGATCCGCAACATCCCCACGGAGCAGATCGAGCACATCCATTCGGTCGGCGCCATCGTGCCGCCGAGCAGGGCTAGGGTTTAGCGAACAGCAACCAGAGGAAGGTAGAATGAGCGATCTGCCAACAGAAGAAGCTAGTTTTCAGATGCCAGATTCACCATTTGCTAAGCATCGAGGCGAGCTTAGCCTCGGCGGAGATACTGGCGTTGAATGCTACGTCCTGGACACCAAGGAGCGAGTCCTCAGCCTTCGCACCGTGGTTAAGGCAATCGCCGGAACCGATAGCGGAAAGCTGGGTGACTACATAGGGGTAAACGCACTAAAACCCTTTATAAACAGTGAGTTAGTCCTGGGTGAAACTGTAGAGTTTAACCTGCCTGGCACTCAATACCGGGGCCGCGGAATAAAAGCTGAAGCGTTCATAGAGATTTGCAACGCGTACGTGAACGCCCTTAAGGCGAATGCCCTCGACACCGAAAGACAGCGCGAAATCGCCATCCAGGCCAGTATTCTCCTCAGCTCCTGCGCGAAAGTCGGCCTCATTGCGCTGATCGACGAAGCGACTGGATACCAAGTCGAGCGCGAAGGGGACGCGCTGCAGGTCAAGCTCAGGGCATTTATTGCGGAAGAGCTACGTGGATGGGAAAAGACATTTCCGGATGAGCTTTGGGAAGAGTTTGGTCGTCTCACTAACTGGCAGGGCAGCCTAAAACTTAGGCCTAAGTGGTGGGGCAAGCTCGTGCTAGAGCTGATTTACGACGCGCTCGATCCTGACATCGCTGCCCATCTGAAGAAGAACATGCCGCCACCCAGGCAAGGCCAGAACTACCATCAGTGGCTAACCCAAGATGTCGGACTCAAAGCTTTGATCAGCCACATCCACCAGATCATCGGTATCGCCAAGACCTGCAAAACCATGCCAGAGCTAAGGGGCAAGGTTGCCGCTTACTACGGCAAACAACCTGAGCAGATGCTTATGTTCGATGGCATCCCTGAATAGTAGGGACAGAACTCAGCCCCGCACCACGCGGGGCTTTTCGTATCTGCACCACCCTCTCCTACTTAGGTCTGAGCCACTTCTTTACATGTGGCAACCGGCCACCATGTTTCCTCTTGCCCGGTGAAACCATCACAATTACTGTGTGGATATCCAGCAGTAAGGAGGATTCACATGCCAGGACCAGCAGTCGTCACCAATCAGCGTCAGCTCTCCAGCTACAGCCGCCTAGTGCGCCGCGTGAACCTGACCATCTGCGCGCCTACTGCGCAGCGCGAACGCCAGGCCAACCTCAGGCCGGGGCCGGATGACCGACCGGAAGACTGGGAGCGTCTTATGGAAGAAATCGAGCAGGCAGACAACGTGACCATGCGTCGAAGACCAGACGGAAGTGTCCACGTCATCTGGACCGGATCGGAGCACTGACACCCTAGCCCGCCCTTGAGCGGGCTTATTTTTCAGCCCGCAGTTAAGTTTTCTTTAAAAACCTGTTGACGCTTTTAGTTTAGTTCTCTAAATTCTCACCCATCGAAGCGAAACACAGCGACGACAGGCCGAGAGGCCTCGGGACAACCGGAACAGTTCTTTAGTGGCACCGCAACACCGAAAGGCAGCGATGAGTCGGCCTCAACGACTCAGACGGATGGCAACTCTCCTGGGTGCGCAGCGTAAAGCCCCGAACGAGTTTTCCAGCGGGAAGGTTCCGCGGCTGGAGAGAAGGATTGAAGAGATTACCCGGTCGCCACGGTGGCCGGGATGCTCTCCAGGGAGCCTTCACAGAGGGCTTCGCGGAAAGCAGCAAGACCCAAAGCAAGGAGAACCACGATGGACACAATCCAAATTGATGGTTGGCAAGGACGCCTCGGCGAAGGCCTGGCACCGCGCCAGTTGCTGGCCGTTCTCTGGGCAGCAACAGACAAGACGGCAAAGGAAATCGCCCGGCTGATGGACTGCAGCCACTACACCGTCAAGCAGCAGCTAGACGACGCCAGATTCAAGCTGGGCAACCAGCGCACAACCCGCGGCCTCTGCCTTGAAGCCATGCGCCGGGGAATCATCGCTCCCCTGGTGCTGGCGTTATTGGTAGGCGCCGAGCACAACCCGCAGATTCGCCCGGTACGCCGGCCGGAAGCGCCGAGATCGCAGACTGTGGCGCGCATACAGCGCCTTGAAGAGGCAGGACTCACGGCATGACGAAGATCAGGATCTCCTCGTTCCCCGAGGAAGTGCAGATAGAGCTCGAAATTCAAGCTGCGGCTGCGGGCATGAGCATAGAGGAATACGCGGCCGATCTTCTGCGCGAAGCACTGGATGATCTGGCCAAAGACGTTAGCGACGCGCAAAAGCCAGTCGTGCACTGAGACGACTCGGCATAGCGCGCAACGGAGAACGGAACATTCACTTCTGGCCATTCGCAAGAGTGGCCAGCGGGAAGACAACCGAACGGAGCAACACCATGAAGCAGAAGATCCCAAGCGTTGCCGAGCTGATCCGCGAACACAGCCAGGCGCGCTACCTGATGGCAAACGATGAACGTTTCGGCACAAAGCCGGCCGGCGACTCCTACTGGATGGCCCAGCAAGCTCGCGAGCTGATGGTCAAGCAGTACGCCTAACCCAGCCCCCGCAGCTTGGCTAAAGGCTGCAGCGGGGATTAACAGAATGGAGAGAGAGCATGAGCGAAGTAAGCCGAGAAATGCCGCGATATCAGAGCCATAAAGACGTATGGGCGCTGAAAATCAAGTCCATCAACGAGGGCGTCAGCAATGATCAATTTGCCGAGCTCGTCTTTGAAGATAGTGGATATGCCCCGCTTTACGTTTCAGCTGACTGGTTCTACTCCAGAAAGCCTCAAGAAGGCGGCTACTACGTAGTTTACAAGGATGGATACTCATCTTTTTCTCCGGCAAAGGCATTTGATGAAGGGTATGTGCCGTATGGCGGCTCGATGGTAGACGTCAGGCAGCTTATGACGTTTTACGGATGCGCGACTATTTACGAGCTGATCGCAGAACAGCAGAACCACGTCAAACAGCTTCAAGAAAGACTCAAACCATTCCTGACGGAACCTCACCAGATAAACCGAGTGCGTGAGGGTTAGAAGACGCATCTAGCTCCACTGTCACCCATCAGCACATAGGAGGATGAGATGCAAACACAACACACGCCGGGGCCGTGGGCGTACAAAGGAAAAGAAACCGCAGGCGCGGGAGGATTGCTACTCGGGCGAGATGGTGAGCCGATTGCGGTGGTATATGGTGAGAAAACCAACCCGCGAGCAGAGCATGACGGGAACATAATGGAGGCCGCGCCTGACCTGCTGGAAGCGCTGGAGGCTGCCAACGCACAGATGCGCATCGCCTATGAGTGCGTAGAAGCGGGACGCTACGACGAGGCACTACTGCACCTCGGGAGCATGCCTAGACAACGCACTGAAGCCATCGCCAAGGCCCGCGGCACCCCATGCTAACCGGCCCCGAAGTCCTGATCCTCTGCGCCATCCTCGCAGCGCTGTACATGTGGGATTGGCGGAGAAGGAATTGGAAAGGAGATTGAGATGGGACTAGGTCTTCAAATCACAACGACCGGCCTTGTGGTGGTCATATGCGCGCTGCTTGTTGTCACGCTGATGCGCAAGACAGACCCGCCAGACAGCTTTAAGGCCATCGTAGTGACCGCATTCGACCTGGGCGCAATAGCTATTCCTGTCGGCATCATCGTCGCAATCTGGACATAACCCACGCCTGAACCAGCCAGGCCAGACCCCTAGGTCTGCGATAACCGTACGGCGCGCGGTGCTGGGAGCGCCACGAATTACACCTGAGCGCGGCAGGCCTACGGGATACCCGCGACGAGGATCAGCCGGCCAGTGCCTCGATTGCAGAAAACCCCGGCAGCCATCTACGGGATTTCCCACAGCTTTGCCCGTCGAGATGGCCGAGTCGCTGCCGTAAGCAGCGCTGCATCGGAGGTCGGCTTGCTCGACAGCCCGGCCGGCAATTGGAAAGTCCTGGTGAAAGCTCCAGGCTCAGGCCGACCCCCGATGCAGTGATGCGCAGGCTTCTGCGCGGTGTACTAGGTACAACTGGCCAGTGGCAGCAATGCCCTGAAATGAGCCGCCGGATGGCTCCAGTTCCAAGCCGGCAGCCGGATAGCAACGGCCACTGCATCACCCTTCCCCGCCCGTCCGGGCACATCGAGGTAACCACCCATGTACAGACACGAACCTGGGGTTCGGGAATACCCGTGCCCGGATGAGTCCTGCTCGCTCGAAGAAGCGATCAAGGATCAGCTCGACGAACACGACGAAGCAACCGTCTCCGCCTTCATCGACTACTGCGATGACCGGATAGACGCATTCCTCGAACACGAGGCCAACCGGCGCCGCGAACACGCCGAAGAGATCAGGAGGGACGCAGCATGAAGCCTGAAGAAACCATAAAGCAGCACTTCCAGCTTATGCGACAGGCCAGCTCGCAGGCCTTCGCTGACTACCACGCCAACGTCTTGTACGGCTACCTGCTGGGGATACGCGAGACGGGCCAGATCAGTGCGGCGATGTTCTGCAGGCTACACGGCATCGTCCAGACCGCTTGGGGCAAGAAGATCGACCGCATGTACGGATTTAGGAGAGCGGCATGAGCAAGGAAGTGAAGCGGTACGGCTACGGATATGTGGATGACGGCAACGGCAACCGATACCTGGGGCTGATAGAAAAGCCTGACGGCAATCTTGTGAAGCACGAGGACTACAAAGCCCTTCTCGATGAGCGGGATGCGGAGTGGATAAGCGCTGAAACTCTTCCTGCATGCCCTGACGCAGAAATCACCTTCGAAGCGAAAGAGTACCTAGTAACTAATGGCTACACGGTCGGTATCTGCGATTTCCAGCGCGGGCACGGTTGCGGCCAGCCTTGGGCTGCGTGGGGAAATTACGGATCGCTGAAACCCTCGGAAATCACGCACTGGAAACCACTTCCAGTCCCGCCCGCCCTGCAAGGAGCCCAGCCATGACCATTCACAGCCTGAAGCATGACGCCCACGTGAGCCACCCCGGCCTGCCTAAAGCCAGCTGGATCAGCGTCGACTTTCGAGGTTTCTCGCTGCGCCGGCCTCGGATCATGAGAATGCGGCTGGCAAATGCGGCGAGCTTCTGGGTTCTCGGGATCAATATCGTGATCCGCCGCCCGTGGCTTGCAGGGCCTGCCCGCCAGCTGCATCCCGAGCTGTTCAAAGGAGCCCAACCATGACCCTCAAGAACCTAGCCGGCGCCTTCCTGCTGTATTGCGGAGTGGCGCCTTTCTTAGCGGCTCTCGCCTACGTGGCGCTATTGGGGGGTGTGTGATGGCGTCGAGTTATCAAAAAGCCAGGCGCCTAGCGTTCTGGAAATTCTACGGCTACGGCCTGGCAGTGTTCTCGCTGCTGGCTGTGATTAGCGGACTGGCAGGGAAGGTGACGGGATGAACGCTCAAGAACGCAAAGCCTTCGCCGAGACCATACGCCCCGCAGTGAATGGCCAGTCTGACAAGTTCTCCTGGCGGCTATATCAGCGGGCTCTGAAGAAGGGGCGTGAGCAGGTCTATCTGATGGCGTGGAACGTCATCGATGGATACCGCGCTCCGAGCCTCGGCGACCTAGAAGCAGGGAATACGCCAGCCTACCAAATTGCAATCGGCGTGAAGGCAGATGGCTGGTTCCACGGAAACAATCTTCGCAACATTTGCACCCCAGGCTCGGCCAGGCACGACTGGGCGTATAGCCCAGCCCACCACGTGGACGAGTGGATCGAGATTACCGACTGGTTCTGGGAGAACTACCTACGCGTCGGCCGCTGCCTGTTCTGGAAGTACGAACACAACTGGATTGCCATCAATCGCAACGCACGCAAGTGCGCACATTGCGGGGAGCATCAGCGCCGCAGCATTAGGACAAAGCGCGTTATCGAGCGAAAGGAGATTTGGGCATGAAC